CCGCGCCGACGGTGGCGGTGATGGTGATCGCCATTAGCGCCGCGCTCCCTTGAAGTCGCGCGGCTTGCCGGACGAGCGGGTCACGCTCATCGGCTGACCGGGCGAGGCGGTCTCTGCCGTCGTGAGGACGGGCGCGACGCCGAGCGGATGTTCATACGGCGGGGCGGGGATGCTGGGGGCGACGTGCTCCGGTGCCGCAGAGGGCTCAGCCCCATCAGGTGATTCGGCCGTGTAACCGCCGCTCTCCAGCATCCCGCGCGCGTCGACCGGCCAGCGCACGAGGCGCTCGCCGGTGACGCGGTCATACAGCACCCACTTCCCCTCGGGCGTGCGCGTCGGGGCAGACATGGGGCGTTACGCCTTCACGGCGAGGTTCGCCGTGTAGTTGATGCCCGTCGCGATCGTGCCGGCGACGAAGGTGTACACGCGGAGGTAGCGGTACACGGTGCCGTTCACTTCGTTGCAGAAGTGGATCTCGCGGCGGCCCGCCACGGTGTCGGCCGATTCCAGCGACACCGAGGAGTCGCCCAGCATCGTCGCACCGAGATTCCACACGCCCGACGCAAACGTCGCGGAATCGGAGCCCTGCACGATGACGATGTACTGCTCGTTGCCCGTCGCCACTTCGCACGCGCTGACGTCGACGATCACACGGGCGTCGACGCGCCCGGCCCCGATGTCGATGATCTTGTCCGCACCGCCCACCTGGGCGGCTGCGCTGGCCGCGACCAGCCCGGCATCCTTCATGCGCAGGTTGTAATCGAAGCTCTGGTCCTTCCGCTGCCGTTCGACTGCCATCTGAGTGTCCTTGCGCCGATCGGCGCGGTGAGATTGACTCGCCCGTCAGGCGAGGTCCGGTCACGGGGGTTTCGCCTTCACCCTCGCCGGCGGTCGGGCCGCGATCCCGGAGCCGCCAGCGTTCCCTTGCGTCGCGGTCGCGCGCTCCCTGCTAGGCGGTCTGCAGGAAGTAGATGTTGACGGTCAGGCTGCCGGCGCTGACCGACGTGAAATCGGCCGCTGACGTGACGGTCAGCGTTGGCCGGTTGGCGGTGGTGATGAGCTTCGAGCCCGACGGTGCGCCGGTTTCGATGCCGCTGGCCGCCGTCGCGAACACGCTGGGCGTGCCCGTGTTGTAGCGGTCCACATCCGAGCCGTCGCCGATCGTGAGCGCGGCCGACGTGTCGCCGGCAAACCCGGCGTTCACGATCACCTTCGACCCGAGCAGCACCGCGCCGGCGGGCACGGAGCCCGCCAACTGGAACGTGCCCACGGCCGCGCCGCCATCCGTGAACTGCGAGAACAGCACCGTCTCGGTCAGCACGCCGACGATCGCGTTCATCCGACGCCTGCCGGCCCGTGCCCGTGGACACGGAACCGGAGAGCGTCTTCGTCGTCGACATGGGTTACGCCACCACGGCCGCGTTCGCGACGCCGCCGAGGCGTGCCGCGCCCTTGCCGTTCTCGACGCACATGCCCGCGAACCACTCCACGCGGGTGCGGTAGACCGGGCTCGACTGCAGTTCGCCCAGATCGCGCACGTCCATGCCGCCGTTCTGCAGGCCGGCCACGTAGCCGTCGGCGAACGACACGCAGTAGATCGACGTCGAGGTCGAGCCGCCCGGCGTGCCGCCCACGTCACCCTGCTCGTCGAACGCCAGCGTCTCCGTGCCGTCGTTCTCGGGGTACTCGACGAGAATCGGGATGTCGTTGTACTTCATCAGCTGGCGGCCGAACTCATCCTGCGTGTAGAGGATGTTGCCGCCCACGGTCGTGGTGCGCGCGGCCACCGAGAGGCGACGACGCAGCGCCTTGTTCATCAGCAGCACCTTGTTCGGGCCGGCCACGGCGTCGATCAGCTCGTCGAGCTTGGCGAGTGAGAGGGCGTCGCCGTTGTCGGTCGTGCCCGCGGCGATCAGCTGCGATCCGGTGATGCGCTTCTGCAGGCCGTCGAACTCGCGCGGGTCGCTCGTCGAGTCGCCCTTGATGAGCTTCGACGACAGCGAGGCGGCCAGCGCCTTGATCTTCATCGTTTCGTGGGTGTTGCGGACGTTCGGCCCGCCCGTCTTCACGAGGAACGTGTCGACGTCGAGCTCGCCACCGGCGATGCGCAGCGCTTCGACCGCCTGGTTGATGATGCCGGTCGAGGGCGTGAACGACTCGTTGATGCCACGGAAGGCGACGCCCGGAAGCGTGCCCTCGAGGTTGTACGCGTACGCGTTGCCCTGAATGTCCTTGAAGGGGATCGCCGCCAGCCACGCGGAGGCGCGGGCAAACTGGGCGATGACGCCGGCCTTGATGGTCTTGCCTTCGGTCGCGGCGACCTTCATCGCCTCGATGAGCGTGAGTGCCATGATGGAGCTCCTATGGGGGTTGTCCCCGTCGGAGCGTTGGCACGCACGCGGGGATTCGGGTGAACGACCTCGCCGAATCCCTCGGCGCCTACGGCCCTGCGTGTGCTACGGTGTTCGCTACGGGTGCAGACTCGTGCCAGTCTGCGATCTGCTGTGCCTTACTCGGTCTGCCCTGCCGCTCGCGCCGCGGCCACCACACTGGCCGGATTCGTGAACAGCTGCTTCACCACATCCTCGGCCCCTGCTGCCGGCGCACTGCCGCGACTCCCGCCGGTGTTGCCGCCGTCAGCCCTCGAGCCCTGCACCCACTCGGGGCGCAACTTCTTGAGCGCCTCGATGTGCTTTGCGACCTCCACGGCGGGCTTGCCCTTCACCATCGGCTTGCCGTCGTCCGTCAGGTCGAACTCCTCGCCGTGCAACTTCCAGAGATCATCGAGCTTGGTCGGCAGGAAGCCCGCCTCGCCCGCCAGTTTCTTGATCGCGTTGTCCAGCTTGAGCGTGCGATTCTCAGCGGCCAGCGTCTCGGCCTGCGCCTTGAACGGCGCGAACTCGGCCTCGACTTCCGCGCGAATCGTCGCGCGCATCTCCTTGAGTTGCTCTTCCGTGACGCCCGCCTTATGGGCTGCGGCGTCGCCCTGCAGTTTCTTGAGTTCCTTCGCGGTCAGTTTCGTCGCTGCCTCGGCCGCTTCACGCTTCTCGCGCTCGCTGGCCAGCGCCTCACGAATCTCGGCCGCGCTGTCCTTCGGCACCCACTTACCGTCCTTCTCCTCGTACTCGCTCTCGAAGCCCTTCGGGATGTCGCCTTTCTTCTCGAATGTTGGGAGCGACATAACGGTGTCCTCTACGGGTCGAACGGTGAGTGCGTGCGCCTCTGGATGTACGCTAGAACCTTCGTGCGGTAGATGCCATTTACACCGCTCCCGTTCGGGGAATGGTCAGCGTCGCGCCACGAAGACGATGCTCACGCACCGGCAGTTGTACGTGCTCTCCCCCGGCACCATCTCGCCGTTGCTGTAGGTGTCGTCGAACGGCACGGTCTCCGTGTCCATCGCTTCGTGCTCATCGCGCACACGATCATCCCCGACCGTCTTCCAGCGCTTCATCAGCGTGCCGTCGATGAGCCCCTTCGCCTGGGCATCCTGCCACGCGAGTTGCTGGCCCATCTTCTGCGCGTCGAGCGCGGCGGTGCGTGAGAGCGTCTCGGCGTTGTACTGCACCATCTTGCGGCGGTAGGCGTCGGTCAGCTTCTCGATCTGCGCCGGCGTCAGGTCGCCTTTTCGCACGCTGGCGTCGAAGCGCTTGTCACGCAGCCCGTAGCGCAGCGCCTTCCCCTTCTCGCCGGCCTCAAGCGACGCGCGGTAGTTGCGGATCGCCTCTTCCTGCTTCGGCGACAGCCCCACCACGTCGCGCACCGAGCGGGCGACCTCGCGCGGATTGACGCCGTCGCGCAGGCCGTTCTCAATGTGCGCGCGCACCGTCTCGCGCACGTCGGCGGCGAGCCCCTGAATGATCTTGGTATCGAGCGCCGTGATGGCGTCGATGACGCGCGGACTCAGGAAGTCGAACGCGATGGTGACGACCTTCGGATCGGCCACGCTCGCCGGCATCAGCTTGCCATACGTCGTGACCGCCTGCGCCGTCTGGTTGCGCATCGTGTCGCGGAGGTCTTGCGTCGCGTGGTCGATGGCGGCCTGCCCGAACGTCGAGCGAATGAACCCGTCCACGTCGCCGCGCGCGATGAACGCCGCGGCCTCGCGCTCGCTGATGGCCTCGCGGAGCAGGCGGAAGGCGCGCTGGATCTCTTTCGCGAGGGCGGGCTGGTTCGCCGCCGCGCGCGCATTCACGCGACGCCAGAACTCGGCGGCGGTCATGGATCCGAGAACCTCATGGTGTCTACGCCGTTGCCGCAATCGCACGACAGCGCGTTGGTCACCTCAACGGCCGTCCGCGCATCGTGCCCCAAATACATCGCGGCAAGGGCATAGTCGCGGCCTGAGCCGGTCGCCGCGAAACGATCCTCAATCTCGAACCCCCACGGAGTGCCTTCGTACTTCACCACGCGTCCGTCGGGATGAATCACGAGGGTGTGGCTCGCATCGTCTTTGTCGGCCTTTGGGTAGTCATCGGGCTTGCCGCCCGCCTCGATCCAGTCGGCCACCGCCATTCCGTGCTTGAATGAGCCGGAAACGCCAATCAGGAATCCGGCGCGTCGAAAGATCTTTGTCACCGTCGCGCAGGCGCCGGCCGTGACGGCTCTCTTGTCAGCGGCCAGTGTCATGCCGTCCCATGCGATGACGGTCACGCCGCCACACCCACCGGCGGCACACCCGCCGCCGTGTTGATCGCGGCCATGTCGGCCGCGGCCGCGTTCGACGCCGCCTCTCCATCCTCCCAATCCTGCGCGATCTTCGCGACATCGGCGCCGGCGGCGACGAGCTCCATCCGCTGCATCGCCTCGACGAGCGGCTGCTTCGGGAATCCGGCCTTGCTCAGCGCGGCGAACGCGGTCAGCAGCGGCGCGTCGGGGCCGCTGGCCTCGAAGTCGGTCGAAAGCGCGACGGTCGGGGCGCCCGCCTTCTCGATGCCGAGATACCACGCGTGCAACTCGAGCGCCTCGTTGGCCGCGTCCGCGATGCCCTGCGCCGCGGTGGCAATCGTCGCGTGCTCGGCCACCTTGTCGAGCCGCTTGGCCGTGGCGGTTTCGGCCGCGCGCGCGTCGGGAATCAGGAACGAGAGCCCGAGCTGGCCCATCTCGACGAGTTTCTCGTCGCGGC